CAAGCGTTATAGCTTGTCCAGTCTATTTGTGCGATCTCGCACCTGTAGCTGTTACTTTTCCGACCCTAGGCGTTAAGCCATATTCCGGGTAGTTCCGGATAGTATAACAAATTTAAATATAAAAATTTAGTATGTAGTATTTAGTATTACTGTTGCAACATTCACCCATTTTCAACGATGAATCCACCAATATGCGCCTAACCAACATTCTATTTCGATAAATTTTACCCTTCATTCTTTTTCGTCTTAAAATACCCGTTTCTATTCGGATTTCAGGTCCCAGCCCTTGCCCAGTAATGGGCTAGAAGGGCAGTTTCCAAGCTGCTGAGTGCATACTTACCACAGTAGCTGCGCAAGTTCGTGGTTACTATGAGGCAATGCTTAATGAATGCAATTTTCGAGTCCGGTAAGTTTCAATCATTGTTGCTGCTCGTGAGGTAGGGAGGATAAATTCCCAGCCAACAGGAGAGAGCTTCAGCCTTCAACGTCGTCCATGTTACCATTGGTATTATTGGGCACGCAGGTTTTGACGTGCTAGGGGCACATTTCGTTGGCGCTGGCCTAACCAGCGGAGTTAACAACTCCATAGCGCCGTTGTTGTATGTAGTAAAGAACTCCACCATATGCTGCATACGCAATTCAGTCGTTCATACGTAATTAGGCGGCATTGACATAGCTAGCGATCCTCAGATGCATCGCGCCCCCCTATTTCTCAATGCTCCGGGTGAGCCGACACGGTAAAGTGTGAGACCTAAGAAGAGACGAAGTGTAGTTTTTGTTCATGAGCGTCATGTAAAATTTGATGTGATACTGTATAGTTGCTCGCCGTTGTGGAGCGAATACCGGTTAAAGTACCGGGCGTGGCCCCGATTTTTGTGTTCCTGTGGTGTTGTTCTTGTAGTAGTGACTAGTGCACTTGTACCAGGTCTAAACTCCCCCTCAATGGTGTCTGAAGTGAGTATGACTATGAACAACCTGGTGGGCCAACAAGTGTCGCGCGATTTCCCCGCCTGTGTGCGGGATGATGTTTGTGTTGTGTTTTTGATGAGTCCTGTCCTGTCGTGCCCGCGTTTCGAGGCCGGTTACGCGTGGACGCCCTTTCTTTTTCTGTGGGGCATGCTTCTTTTGCGTGTTATCATTATGTGGGCTTCCATTGTGTTTTTCGGCCTGATCTGCGCTCGGGCGTTGCGACGCCCTCTGTTTCCGGCAAGCTGGAGCCAGTGGGACGCTCGCACTCGCTGGTCGTTTTTGCGCGTGTCCGCCTATCACCTGGCGGGCCAGAGCGCTGTGGCAAGCTCCCTTGTCGCTTACCTTGCCTTCTCCTCGTTGGGCGTCGTCCGTAAGGGCGTGCAGCTCATCCATGTTGGCGTGGCTAGCGGTTCTGTTCCTCTTGCTGGGCGTGGCTTCGCGTTGATGGCGGCCTACGTTCTTATGGAGGAGATCGTGAAGCGCCGTGGCGGCCTGTGGGCCGTCATTTTCTTTGAGTCGTACTTCCATGACCCGGCCGTTGTCCCGCATGTTGTCAACATCGCTATGCGCGTTGTTGGGCACTGTGCTTGGACCTGGATGCCGTTGCATTGTGGTTGGCTGGCCCATTTTGTGTGGAACGCCGGAACTCTTCTTTTTCTGTCGGACTTCACGATGCTTTTCATGCTGCCCGTGATGGTGACCAACGTGACTAGTGCCATTCCGTTAGCTGAGGAGGTTGTCGAACAGCAGGCTCGTCGAGAGTTGTTGCTGATTCCTCCACCTGCCTATGATGCTGATGATGATGAAGCCACTCAGCATTCTGTTGACGCCATGTCGGACGAGGATCTGCTTTGCGAGGTTACGCGCCATGTTGGTCTCGTTTGCCTAGATGACTACTTGGCCGATCGACGTGACCGTGCGCGTCCGATTTCTCCGTCTGCCTCTCTATCTGCCCCTCCACGTCTGAGGCGCAGTCGTGCCACTGCTAGCGCACAGCTTCTAGCTGCGCGTAAGCGTGCCACTGAGGCCGTGCGCTCCAAAGCTGATCTCTACGGGCGCCAGCGTGGCTGGTCCCATGCTCGCGTAATGGCATCGCTGTCTGAAGCCGAGCGGTGTGCGTTGCGGGCTGGGCACCAGCTCTCATTGCGTGCTTGTGAGCGTGTCATTGCTGGCCGTGCTCACGCCATGCTCGGCCTAGCCAGTCGTCCCGCGCCCCTGCCTGGCAGCTTCACCGTGGCTCCCGACGGGCACGAGTTGTTGACCGACGCTGATCTGGAGTTCCACGTCCTGTGTTATGTCCGTGAGTTTTCGCGACGCGACATGCTGCGCAAGTTGTGGGTGTTGCGCGACGCAGGATGTTGGGACGCTTCTTTGATGGAGGTCTGGCGACTCAACCTGCCGCGATCGTGTCATCGTGTGTATTCCTTTTACGATATGCGGTTGACCACCGATCGTGAGCGTTGGATCCACTGGCGCACGGCGCAGGTCGAAGAGGCCCAGTGGGGCCAGAAGTGCTGTACTGGTTGGCATGATTGTGGCATGGGCGTGCCTATTGCTAGCTACGACCGTGATGCCGTGCATCGTTTCATGGAAGCGCGTCCGCCGCCCTTGTCTGCCGAGCCTGGTTTCGACCAGCGACAGTCGGGTGAGTGGATTACGCAGTTTCTGGCCTTTCTTAACGAGCAGTTTGTCTCGTGGGAATCGGTTAGCCAGTTTCTGTCTGTGACGCAGGTGTTTGCGGTTCCGGATTCGCCCGTCGCTACCTTGATGGAGGCCTACCGTGCGCTTGAGCGCTCGCTGGTTAACACGAAGGCTAGCGTTTCGGAGACGTGGCAGCATGCGTGGCACGCGGCTCGCAACTACTCTTTTTCGCCAGGCGAGTGGCGCCAGTGGCCTGTCCTCGTTCATTTGTTTCGGTTCCTATCGTGCTTGTCCATTTTTGGCCTGAACGCTGTGTGCAAGTTTGGCTTTGATGCGACATCGTTGCTCGGTTGGGCCGGCGCTTTTGAGACGATGATTAGGCGGGACAGTGCGCCGACTGTTGTCGTTGGTCACCTTATCAACGCCATGTCGACCTTTGTCGGTATGGTGCTGGAGTGGTGGCGTGGCGGCGACGTTAGTTTGCTGCATCGCCTCAGTTCCGCGCGTGATCTCATTGAAAGGTATGAGTTCCTTTTGCACGATCCGTTGTCCAAGCGTACATTCGGGCGATCGGCAGCTCTTGAAGCTGAGTGGGATCGTGAGTTGCGGCGTGGGCGTGCTAGTCGTATTCCGACGTGTTACGTGCGCCCTCTTTTGCCCCCGGAGATGGTGAGCGAGCTGCTTCGTGTGGACGAATTGGCGCGTCGTGTGCTTAAGTACAACCCTGATGCTGCTGAGGCGGTGCTGCTGCGCAAACTCATGTTGGAGGCGAGTTCGTATCGCCACCGAATCGAGCAGGAGGAGTGTGCTGGCAGCCAGCGTGTGCAGGGCTTGGGCTTCATCGTCCTTGGTCCTGGTGGTGTTGGCAAGACGACGTGGGCGCAGGAGACGCTCAAGGCTATTGGGCGTAAGTGCGGTTTGCCGACCGCTGATGTCAACATCTTGCCCTACGACGCGACTAGCAACTTCCAGGATGGCTTTAACACGCAGCAGTGGGCGTTCATGATGGACGATCCGGAGTTGCAAGTCATGTCGCCGCCTACGGCCGGCGCGCGTTTCTACGCCGCCGACTATGTTTCTTTTCTCAACGTCAACACACGTGGTGTCGAGGCGGCCGACGTCGAGTCCAAGGGAACGCAGTGGGCTGATTTTGTGACGGGCTGCATCGTGTCGAACGTGTGGCCTAGCCTTGATCGCATGCTCCAGGACCCTTACCCGTTTTACCGCCGTACTGCGTTTGTTGTTGAGGTCCGTGCGCGTCCCGAGTTTGCGACCGCGGGGGGTATGCTGGATCCGGCCAAGATGGCTGCGAGTGGCAGCAATGACTATTGTGAGTACATTGTTCGCCCTTTTGATGACTCGCGCTATGTGCCGACCCAGGGTTTTACTCAGCATCCCTACCAGCAAGGTGTGGTGTTGAGCGCTGCAGAGGCTTGTCGGTACATCTCCGATGTGATTTCGCAGCATTACCACGCTGGGCGCAACCGTATGCTTGCAGTGAAGAGCAGCCAGCGGTATTGTTCCGAGTGTGGCATGACGGCTGCTATGCACGGGCCACAGCCATGTGACGACGGTTTGTGGAAGGAGGACTACGAAGACGGGACTAAGATGTCCATCGAGTTGCCGAAGGGCACTATGGTGCATGCGAACTCCGGTCTTGCTCGCCCTGTTGTTGCGCAGCCTGTTAACGTGCCAGCGGCCAAGAAGACTGATGCGCGACCTCCAGTTGTGGTCCAGGTCAATCTGAATGGTCGCGCTGTCAAGCAGAGTGCTGACCCTGTCGCTGTTGCCGCATTCTTTGTGGTCATGGCTTGTACCGCAGCGATCATGTTGGCAGCATGGTTGTGGTTGCGGCTGCATGAGGTGGCTAGCTCCCAGCGTGTCGTTTCATTGGCGGCGGCTGTTGATCGCGTTGCCGCTGTTGCGACGACGGAGCGCGTGCAGGCCGCTACGAGCACGGTTGATCGTATAAACGCGGCTGCGTCTGCGGCGGGGTGTGTTGGCGACACTTTCGTGGACTCGGTGCAGTGGTGCCGTGACCGCTTGGCCGAGCATGAAGCCCAACTGAAGATGTTGTTGGTGGCGCTCGGTGCGCTGGCTGCTGCATTGGCTGCGCGCGCTGTCCTGCGTGGCAGTGATGTGAAGCACGACGAGAAGCAGGTTTTCGAGTGGCGTCCTACGGCTCAGGGTGATGTGTCCAAATGGGATCGAGTTGAAAGTTCTTACTTTATGCCGTCCCACGAGATGCGTAGCCATACCATGGACGCCGCGCGTGACCGGCTGTGGGCCAACATGGGTGTTATTGTCGTCGACGGGCGCCAGCAGCATTTCATCCGTGTCAGTGGCAACTTCATCGTCACCACTTTGCACCTGTTCTTCAAGGACAGACAGTGGGTCAATGCTCCGGCTCGACTCTATCTGCGCAGTCCGCACGGTACGATGCTTAGTGACCCGGTTTCTGTGCAACCACAGTTTGGAGTCAACTGTGTGGCCGTGGGCGACCGCGATCTGATTGTCTTGCGAGTTGATTCTTTGCCCACCTGTGATACGTCGTTGTTACCGCTGATGGCTGATGTTTCGAGTTACAAGCGTGTCGGGGTGGTTGATGACTCGTGGTTCGTTCGCGGAACCAAGGTGACTCCTGTGCGTGCACATGCCATGGTGTACGAGCGCGTGAGCAACTGGGCGTACGAAGGCGCCGAGACCACGATTGGCGAGTGCGGGTATCCGCTGCTGGTCAAGTACGACAAGGCTGTCATCTTGGCTGGCCTGCACTCGACCCGTCTGTGGGACAAGAACCTCGGTGCGTTGGGCTCCACCAGCCTAGCTGAGGAACTCGTCCGTCCCGAGATCCAGTCGGCGATAGACCGTCTTAAGGGTGAGCGTGTGGCCATGCAAGTGACCTACAGTGAGCGCATGATCGACCTGGAGGGACGCGACGTAGTTTTCCAGGCGTTTCCGGCCAAGTCGTCGTTTGCAGCCGCTATGGCTCTGCGGGCCAAGACTGGCGCGGGCGCTACAAGCGCGTTCTTCCCGCTTGGGAATCTCGTCAACCCGCGCCCGCTGGGCACTTTCTCGTCGTCTTTGCATGACTCGTTGTTGCGGCCGTTTTGTGCCGCTCTCGAGGATCAGTTCTGGCCCACTGGTAAGCGCATTGCGGCGCCGGTGTTTAAGGGTCGTGTCCTGCCCGATGTTCCGGGCGCGACCACTCCGTTGTGGACCGATCCGTATGTTGACAACTTGCTCGCCTTTAACACGGCTTCTAGTTGCCGCCCGGACCTGCTCAAGATGGCAGTTGACGACTACCTGCATGGGCTGCCTGACAATTTGCCTCGCTATAAGCCTTATAACTTGTACGAGGCGATTGTCGGCGCTGGTGGCTTTGATGGTCTGAATAAGAAAACGTCGGCTGGACAGCCGTTCGGGGGGCCGAAAGGCAATTGGTTTAGCGTGGACCACGCTTCCAAGTCCGTGGGCCTTGACCCCACCCTGCTGGACCAGCTCAACTTCATGTTGTCCGAGGCTGGCTGTGGCAGGGCGGTCATGTGCGTTTTTACGCACGTGCCAAAGGATGAGGGCACGGCGAAGCCCAACCCCCGCATCTTCAACGTTGGACCCATGGCATTGTTGTTGATGACCCGCATGTTCGTGTGGCCTGTTTTCGAGGCCTTGCGTGGGTGCAGGCGGTTCAGCGAGTGCTCGATTGGACTCAACTTGCTTGGCGAGGAGGGGGTGCGCGAGTTCGTGCAGATGTTCGCAGGGAGCAAGGCTGAGGCGCTGCTCAAGCAATTCACTGACGGTGACTTCGCCAACTTTGATATCAAGAACATCGCTGATTTTCTTCAGGCTACCCGTGACATCGTGTGCGCTATTGCGCGCAAGATGGGTGCGTCTGATCAGCAGGTGCTTGTTATCGACTGTGTTTTGTTGTCCACTATCCAGACCATTCGGTTTCTGAAGAATGACCTGTTCATGGTGATTGGCACGACGCCTTCAGGCGTGCTTATCACTGGAGAACTCAACTCGCTCGTCAACTCGCTGATTGCCCGGTGCGCCTATTATTGGCGCGCGGCAGTCATGCGGTGCGATGCGAAGTGGTCAGATTTGGAACTGGTGTTGACGCGTGACCACCTGCGGAACGTGCCGTGGTTTCGAGATGTGGTGGTGTATCAGAGCACCGGCGACGATAACATCGGTCGGACTCAAACGGAGTATTTTGACATGGCGGCGATGTCTGAATTTTGCTCGTTAGTCGGCATGGTGTACACTCGTGCGGACAAGCGCCCGTTTGGCCCAGACGCTCCGACCAAGCAGGCTTTCACTGAGTGCTCCTATTTGAAGCGTTCGTTTCGCTTCGATGAAGAGTATGGTCAGTGGAAAGCGGCCCTGGAGGAGAAGAGCATGGTCAAGATGATGCTTATGCGCAAGCCGGGGTTGACGGCTCCGGACCATGCGGCGACGTTGGCCACCAACGTGTGTCGTGAGGCCTTTTACCATGGCCGCGATGTGTTTGAGCGATACGTTCAGTTTACGTCCGACGCGCTGCAGAAGTTGCAGCTGTCGCACAACATTTTCTACAACGTTCGTTCTTACGAGTACTACCAGTCGGCCTTTGAGCAAGGCACCCTGAAGACGTGGGGTCCCGATGCGGTGGAGGTGTTTTCGATGGACCAGTATTTGGCGCACCTAGAGGCTATGGGATAGGTCGTGCGGTTGTGGC